CAGTTTCAATAAAATTTTCCCCTTCGTTCCAGTCATAATATTCATTGCTGCTATCATCCCGTAATTCAATCTCGCCTGCATTGCCCAGTCTCTTTTCATACTCATCCTGTGTTAAATCGGTTTCAAGTCCTCCAAGGCATAATGCAATCCCACCGTTCATTCCATAATTTGCAAGCATTAGAGCACATACCTGATCATCAAACTCGCCTTTTGGAGCCGCATATTTAATATTGCCTGCATCTGTGACAACATAAGTAAACGATTCTAGTTCTTCTAATAATGATGGATCATTCGGAATAAAAATTTCGCAGTTATGAAATGCAACCGATAAGCGTTTTACTAATGCTTTCTTTGATTCAAGCGTAAACTTATAACTGACAACTGTTACACCATCTTTTTCTAAATCTTCGTGTATTGCATCTCCTACTCCTGTAGTATCCAAAAACACTGGAGGACGACCATAAGTAAGAAACACCGACTTTATTCTGGATTTAACATACCCCCATGCCGTCTTGTTAAACCGTTCTCTATACACCAACTCTTTTGTTTCTGTGTCACATACATCAATTACGGTGAAATCCTGGTGTCTTCCAAGATCAACACCCATAACATATATTCTGCTTTCGATGTAGGTATCGGATATATTACTACGGATACAGCTATTGATATTTTTAAAGACAGTTCCACCATCTGCCAGAAATATTGCCAGAATTTCCTGTTCATATTCAAGTTCTGATAAATCTGCAACAACCTCTTCAAGTTCTTCACGCTCCAGATACGGATTATCATACGATGAAAATGTAAACGATTCCCAATTTTTTCTATAAGTGGGACTTTTCTTATCTCCTTTCTTATATAATTTATGATACCAGTTTTTCCCTCTTGGGGTAGTGCAGAACAATGCCCACCCCAATTTATCCATTAATGCTGGCCGGATGACTTTAAACCATGCATCCGGATGCATCATTGCTGCTTCATCAAGTACAACGCCATCCAACCCTTCCCCACGCAGGTTATCATATTTATCCGTTGATTTTGCCCATATTGTTGCGCCATTATTGAGTTCTATACACAATTTACTCAATAATATTTGTTTTATATATTTTTTCGGGAGGAGTTTTATTACCATCCTCCACATAATATCAGTTTGCGGGAATGTGGGAGAAGCAATCCAATACGTCCCCCCTGGTTTATTCAGTGCAGAAATAATTATTTTTGCTGCACCAAACCACGATTTGCCCCATCTCCTCCCGCAATTAAGTGCAATAAATCTGGCTTTTGAATTGAAAACCTTCATTTGGTTTTCATGCAACCCAATTTCAAATGTGTTTTTCAATTAAGCCTCTACAGCAATTGCATCTAGTTTCTTTGCGTTCATTGACGCTTTAAGTTCATCAATAATCCCGGAATTATATAATGATTCAACGTTATCATCAAGTTCCTTCATTACGTTTTCAACTGTTTTTTGTTCCGGATCTTTTTTAAACGCTTTTTTTGTCATTACAACTTCGACTCTGCTTGGAATATCTTCTTTCTCGATAATTGGAGTTTCTATAACCTTGCGCTGATCTATTTTGAAATTGCGATCAATTTTAAGAATTGCCTCAATATACTTCATCATATCTTCAGCATTATCTTTCAAATTAAGTGAGTTGGCAAGATTATATAGTAACTCTCGGGCTTCTGCCTGCAGACCATCCCTTCCCATCAAGTACAAGTTCACAAATCTCCGGCGCTTCTTCTCCGGTAGCATCAACATTACGCATGGCGCAACATCCAGTCCAGACCTGTCACACACCGGGCAAAATGCATAATATGTGCATTTCGATGAACAATACGGGATTTTAGAAAGTTCAATATCTAATTTTGTATAATAATCTGTGTCTGCCATAATTTCTGTAATATGTTGGTTCCCCCCTATAAATTTATATACAACATTTTCACAACTACAAGGTATGGTTTCAAAGAAAGACCCAGGACTTCCAAGAGCGACTGTTGCACGGTTCGCACATGTAAAAAAGGGCATTCGTGTCAATAGTGATGCAGTAACCCTTGCAATAGAAGCAGCGGAGAATTATATCTCAGATCTGTTTAGTGGTGCCCTTCAATTCACCGAGCATCGAAATGGGACCATGATCATGAAAAAAGATGTCGAAGCATACATCCAATCAAAGCACCCCTAACTTTTTTATTCTATAACTCCCAATTAGTATTTGTTACAGCAAATGATGCGACCCTTGGCTAATGTTGTAACACATTGATACATTTCGACTCCTGTATGATTGTTGTTCCTTTGCACTTGTTCCCTGATTCTGGCGGTTCATCGATTCCATCAAATATCGCACCGATTATGCAGGGATTTCCCGGTCCCTGCATATTATAATTGATTGTGTTTCATTTTTTCGCAATATGCCAGCATTCCCCGCATATCTTTCAAATCTTCTTTCCCAAATGATGTAATTGCCCATCTCCGATTATGTTTTCTGTTTTTATCAGATTCTATATCCCCGACACATTTGATCCATCCGCGACACTTAAACGTGTTTACGAGATAAAAAGGAACACCGAATCTACGCATTTCAGAAAATGTAATGCCTTCTCCAGATGGGAGAGTTTCAAGATATGATGCAAGATTGAACCAAATATCACTTTTCTGTTTTCCAGTAAGCATAATAGACCTTCATAAACTCGGTTCGTATTTTGAAGAATAATACAAAGAAGTTCCACATTCATAATGCCGTCTTGAAACCTTCATAGAAGTATAATGCGGGTTTGAAACATTCATAAAATTGCTACCTGTCAAAATATATTTTGACCCACAATATTTGCACCAATACGTATCATTCCCAAGGTTTTCTAATTCCCTTGCCCCACAATATTTGCACCAATACGTATCATTTCCAATGTTTTCTAATTCCCTGGCTCCACAATTAACACATTTCAATTCAATCAGTTCATTAGTCATGGTATCAATCTACAATATCCACCATCGTACGTGTCATATTCATCAACAGGCATATGCCATTCCCAGGCCATGCATTTTTCCTTCAAGCAATCAACCATAATTGCCTGAGATTGACCATCATTCTCGATAACCGTACTCATAAATGGGCAAATTTTGGGTTCATCACTCATTCTCATCATTCCAGTGTCTTATAGAAGAATTCATATCTGCTGATTTAATCGTAGACTCGCGATTACATTCCAAACAAATAACACAAAACCAACCTTCCATGTCTTGAACCGACAAAACATTGGAACTTTTGCATTTCTCGCAATTATTTATCGGTATATGGAATCCTGGTGAACGGTCTGGATTTAATTTCGGAGTCGCATCGGTCCCATTAAATTTAATATTTTTAACTTTATCAATATATTGACCTCCAATTTCCAATTCTCCATCCATTACGCATCCCAATCCACTTGAAAATATTTCTTGAAAATCTCATCATATTCCCTAATTTCAATAATTGTTACTCTGCTCATAAATTGACATATTTTATTATCTTCAATCATTTTTTCAATCCTCGATTATATCTTTCAAATAAATCGCGGTTTCGTTTATACTTCATATAAATATCCCCCACTATTAATCCAGATATAAGACCAACCGCATATCCCAATATATAAAACGCGGTTTCAATCACTCCTCATCCCTCCGCGAGGACAAAATCAATTTTAACTCTCCTATCAAAGAATACGTCAATGCACTTGGGGATGTTTGTAATAGACTAATCCTTTGATTTATCTTGTCTTTCAACCACCCTGGAATTTCTTCTGGTTCGACACGGGTATTTAATGATGCGGATGTAATTCTCTCTCTTCTACCATAAGACCAGGAAAGAATATCTACCTTTAAAATATCTCTCACCCATTCCGGCAATTTTCCGTCCTCCATATAACTATTCACTCCTCTAAACTACCCCAATACCGTGAAAGTGTTGCCAATTCCTGGTTCATATACTTTGAAGATCTCCTTAAATTATATGGGAACCGTGCATGTTCAGTCTGGAAAAACACTATCTGGCATATCCGCATACCCGCATACAACCGGACCATATACCGGTTGTTATTAACTATCTCAAGCGTTATCGTTCCACTGAACCCTGCATCTATCCATCCTCCGGTAAGATGTATTTCGATACCGAGGCGTGCTATAGATGATACCCCTTCTACGCATGCAACAACATCAGAAGGCAATGTTATCTTCTCCATTGTAGCACCGAGAATAAACTCGCCAGGAGTTAAAATATATTTGTCATATTGCAGAGGTACAAACACTTCATTTATAGACTCCATTGATCTTGGGTCTACAATATACTCCTTATCACCACTGATTGGTTGATACAAAAATGAATCCGATAACAACAAATCATATGAATTCGATTGAACTCTTTTAGTATCAAACGGGTCAATGCCAATATGCCCAGATTCAACATACGATATAATCTGTCTGTCTACTAATATCATTTAATTTTCACTCCATTCCACATAGCAAAAAAACATTCTCGCGGTCACGCATAATCAATATTGGCTGTTTCTCATTTTCCTTGGATATCATATATATTGATATTGATTCGTCATCGCGTGGAACCACATGTTTCAATGCTTCTACAAGTAGATTGGGATTTATTTTCATCCGCGAAACTGGACTCCCGCCAACAGCAAGAACTTTCCCAAGGCAAATATCCCAATCTACTGCTTTCCCAAAAACATTGCAACCATTATCTCCATCAATCGGGATCCGTTCATAATACTTATCGAGATCCATTTTTTCCATCCATTTTTACTTTCAAATATTTCGGCATACTCTGTCCTCCTCCATTAAGCACGGGTTTTCTCCGTTTTAAATACTCAATATCCGTTTCCGATAACGCATACTCCCCATTTTCATATACCCCGATAACTTTCTTACGCACCAGGTGTTTCACCCACGCTTCAGTATATCCAACTTTGATTGCCGCTTCAATTGCAGTATATTTCTTCATGGTAACCTCGCCAGGGCATCCATATTACCAGATCTTTCTGTTGCCAACAACTAATACCGCCAAAAACAAAAAGCGAATAGAGATGCCTTACTGTGTCTCCCATGGCAAACTGATGTATTTTGATGGTTCATCATACCGGATACAATGATACGGCGATTTTTCTGATATAATCACAAATAATTCTCTTCCACTCAGTATCGATGGGCGTTTTATGCTCAATGCATCCAGATTATCATCAAAATCAGGGGAATCGTCGCCTGTTCGGGATACCGGGGTGAGGTGCTGGTTCTGGTAGTATCTGCATCGTTTCTCTCCGCAGATGGTGCGGTCTTTCGTCCTTTGGTAAGCAGGACACCAAATGCCGGGTTTCTCCCCGGCAAGTTCAATAAATTTATTATTGGACATTGTTTTCCTTCTGATATTCAGACTCCCGTTTGAATGGGTGCACCAATTCATTGTGAATTTGATTCCATTTTTGAGAGTATAATTGAAGTTCTTTGGACATTTTACGGTTTTCTACTGCAAGTTGCTCTGCAACCATTAATATTGCACCAGGGGACCGGGAAATTGCAGATGCCATCCACGGGACAGTTATAATTTTTTCATCTTTAAATAGCAGCGGGATTGATGAAATCGCGTAACCGCAGAAGGCAGGATACGCTTTTAAAGCCCATCCCGGGCCACCAAACTGAAAATCGGCACCGCTTTTTCCCAGTGGGGCATCGGATTCAATTTCTTTAATCCTGGATTCGAGTATTGAAATCTTCCTGTATGCATTAACTAGCATTTTTAATATGCAAATCGGGCATGATTTCAGTGTATTAAACGCAAGACCGTTCGGATCCGATTTATACCCGGCTGCGTCCAAAATATAACTTATTTTGTCGTAATTTGCCATTTTGCCACCTCAATGGGCAAGCATCTCTTCTACCATATCAAGAACCAGTCCGGGAGTATCGAACATTAGATCATACATCGCTTCAATATTGCATTTTGCACACCCAAACCGTGCTTTATAATGTTCGATAAAAAGCGGGAAATCATGTTCAAAGTTCTCTGCAGTCAGTTGATCAATCATTTTTATCACCGTTCTCTTCGGTATACACACTGAAACTAGAATCTGTCCGGGACCGGGGGAAATCAGTGAACCGGTTCATCGTTGCAGTAGTATCAATCGGGCAATCACTCGGTATATCCCCATCTATAGGGAGTTCGCCATTGTAATTAGAG